AGCGCTCCCGCTTGTAGCTGTATGTCACATTGGCCTGCTGCAATGGATTGCTCACCACAATGTCGGTATACACCTTGCCGCGCACATGCACCTTTACGTTTCCAGCCGCTACTGCGCCGCTCCCAGAGCCGATGTCGATCAGTGTGGCGCTGGCGTTAGAAATGGCTGTGCGACCCACAAAAGACAGCACAGGAAGGTTTGCGAATGCGTCTGTGGTGATGCCTTGCTTCCAGTACTGTGTCGTCGTTTCCGTGCCGGATGTGCAGGCGTCATGCGTCAGTGTCTGCGCATTGACAGGGTAAGCAGCGGACGAAAAAGCCCCAGTTTTACTGACGTAAAAAGATGCTGAAAAAATAGTTTGCAGACCAGAGATTGATGGTGCGCTCATTAAATAAACCCTCCTTGTACAGCGGCGGCTGCGATAAATTGTGTGTCTGTCAATGCTGTGGTTGTGATGGACAGTCCACGTGCAAACTGGTTGCTGGCAAGTGCGCCGTGTTTGTTGATGTTGAGCGTGTTGATGTTGGCCATAGATGGGCTGATGGCAGCACCTGCACTTGCCACGCCGTCTACCGCCGCCATCCATGCACCAGCCTGCAACCGGATAGCTGCCACATGGTTTGTATTGCGTGCTGGAGTTGCAAAATCAGCGGTAAACACGGTAGCCCCGCCAATAAATGCCTCAATACGCATAGTTCCGTCAGCGCGGCCACCAATCTTGATGTGGTCGCCACTTGCACCAGAATCAATAAGCGCAATCAGCGGCTCCCCATCCACCGTAAATGGCCGGTCGTGCCACCATTCATAGACCAGGGTGCAGCCATCCGCAGAATATCCCGGAGCGGATGTCAGAGGGGATGTTGCCCATTCATCTGCCAAAGTAGCAGCCACATTGTCAGCAGTGCGCCAGTACGGCAAAGGCGCGTATGCTGCTTCGACAAACCACAGTCCGGCAACATCAAATGTGTGCCCGACACGGCATGTGACTTGCGAAATTCGGGCTGCGCTTGTCGGCGTGACGTTTTCATTCTTGATGATCTGCCACTCGTCGTAAATCGTCGGGACAAACGTAGACCCACCGGAGATTGACAGCGCCGAGAATGTTCCGCCTCCGCTGCCTTGGTTATCTCGTACCAACCCCATCAGTGTGTGCTTGTTGGTGTTGCCCGTGGTGGTGTCGATTTGCAACAAGTTGTCAGACACTGGCGCAGTAAAGGCAAGGGCCGATGTAATGATCTCGTCAAATCCTACTTGTGAGAGCGTACCGGGTGCGCTTGTCATCCCCACATTCACTGGAGTCGAGAAAAACCCGCCGCTGTTATCCGTAGGTGCGCTCGCAAAGTTAAAGCCAAGCCGCCCCTTATCCACTGCTGCACGTTCAAATACCAGACCCAATGGCGCACCCACGTCGGAGCAATGAATGCGAGGTGTATTGCCTGCGTACCGCGCCCACTTCCCATTGGTGCCGCGGGCTAATCGGTCTGTTCCTCCACGGGTCAGCGTAAACCCTGACGGAAGCCCTGACGTAAAGTCAAACAAGGATGCTGGGAAAGATGCGCCAAGAACACTTTGATAAACCCCGGCCACTTTGACAAACATACCCTGCACTGCCGAATAGACGCCAGATTTCTTGAACGAAACCCCTGTCACTGCGCCATAGGCTCCCGCCTTCTTGATTTGGACTGCCATCGCTTACACCGTCTGGATGTAGATGGTGCCATCTGGTCGGCCATCTGCATCTGATGGGGCAACACTGGAGACAACCGGGCTACCTGCTACCCATGCGGAATCGGGTGTCGTTGCAATGTCGTAACTTGTTGCGCCTTTGTCGCTAGTTTTCACGCGAACAACAGCGCCGGTTGCATAAGGGCCAAATGTGGCCGTGTTTGAAGAGTTTGTCGCCAGCACAGTGCCAGCATAGGTACCAGCTACCACAGAGGCGCTGTAGGTGCCTGCTGCTGCACATAGGCCAATTGATTGACCGGCTGTTAGTGACAAATCGAGCGATTGCCCGTTACGGATGGTTTGGCTCATGTGTGGCTCCGAGTGAATAGAGCCATTGGAATCGGTAGTAAAGGCTAGGCGATATACCTAGATTGCTTGTACTTGATGGGCTGGGCCGAAGGCTTCTCAGCGCCCATGGCCTCGAACACGATAGCCATCAGGCCCGCGCTATCTGCCCCATGGCTTGCCCAGTCGTGATGCGGGCCGAGGCCTATGTCACGCTCCAAGTCCCGCTTTTCGTGATACCAGCCCAAAGCCTCTAGGCCAGACTCGCAGCCGTCAGCATCGAACCACATGGACGGGAACACCCGCTGTAAAGAGCGAACCCGCAGCATTGCAGCGCCCTTGCCCTGGTTCGGCACGACTTCAACAGCATAATCAGCAGACTCAAAAGCCTTGCGGTACGACACATCGAACACCTTGTCTTGCGTGTCACCGTCATGTGGCAGCCATATCGTCGTGTTCGCCCCGGTGTAGCCGTTATCCCGAAGCCAAGTCATGTGCGTTGCTGCTGGCTGGCCTACAGCCTCGTAGTACTTCAACACCCGGCATTCCTTGCCAATGAACTGAGCCACCCACATGGTGAACGCATCAGCCTTCGCACCAGTGCCGCCAATGTCACAGAAAGCCCTATAGGACATGATTGGATCAGGGCCAACCCTACTGATGCGCCCTTGTGCTTTAGCGGCTGTAATCGAGGCTGCGTAGTAAGCGCCCTCCACAACTCCGGCGTACTCACCTTCCCATATGTGCGGGTACTGCTCTGGCCTTGCTTCCAAGTCGTCCAGGCGATCACGCTCCAGCTTGGCGGGAAACTTTGGGTTGTCCTTCCAATTGCAGGCTACGACCTTAATCAATGGGTTGTTTGAAAACCTGAACCGCTTTTCAACCGCTGCTTTCTTGCGCTTTGGGTTCCACGTTACCCACAATTCAGCGTTCCACTCGCTGCCCTCTTCCCGAAGCGTTGGGATAAGCGTTAACCAGGCTTCGTCGGTCACAGGCTCTGCTTCGTCAACCCAGCACAAGAGCAAGCGCCCTTTGGACTTGATGGAAGCAATGTTGCGATCCAGACCGGCAAAGGTGAAGTTGATGCGACCGTCCCGGCTCTTGATGTACTTCTCGCCAATGTCGTAATAGGCCTTTAGCCAAGGTTCATCTTCAATGGCCCGCTTCACTTCTTCAAGGCTGGAGTCTTCGAGTGAATTCATGAACTGCCGAGCGCACAGAATAATCCCAGAGGTGCCAGCGTTGCCGTGGATGTAGCCCTGTACAGCGGCCATCTTGGCGAAACTGCGAGTCTTGCCTGAGCCACGCCCACCCCATGCGCCTCTTACGTCTGCACGTCCATCAAATACGGGTATCAGGACTGCTGGTAACGCGATCTGGGTCATTTGAGCGCTACTAGCTCAATGCGGGTCACTGTCTGAATGGGGCTGCTGGGGTCGCCCGATAACTCCAACTTGTCGCCGTAAATCTTTGGCAGCATCTTGGATAACATCCACTTGCGAGTGTCAACCCTTAGACGGTTTCGGGCTACAGCGGTTGCATTTAGTTCAAGGCGAACATCATCACCGTCGTACTTGGCTTCCACATCAACCTCGTCAGAGATATTCAGGATGGCGTCTGCCAATTGGAGATAGCCGATCTCCCTTGCTCGCGTGTATTGTGTAAGGAATTCTGGATTCGATTTAGTCCAGTTGAGAATAGTTCGAGCAGATTCACCCACTGTTGCAGCGGCTGCACGGAGACTTGCTCCGTCTTCTAGCTCTATGCAGACTTCATCTGCCTTCTCTTGATCGAATGCCATTTGTTGCGAGTTCCTATAGATTGTTCGCGGTTAATTGTCCTGCGGTTCGTCTGCATCCCCGAGGCCCCAAACTATGGGCAAGCCTACGCAGGCGGGGATCTGGCTCTTAGCATCTCTGCTTACGGCTGGTGACTGGCGAGGGTCTGGAGTACGAATCCTCTCCTCAATTGCGCATGCTTCGTACCAATGCGCCAACAGCAATCACCATGCGTAAACATTACAGAGCATTGGGACTTACCAAGTGGCTGCGCTGTTGCCCTTCTCACCCCTTCACGATAAGCCGGGTGACTAGCTCAAGGGTATCCCGCTATTTGCCCGTAGCGGTCGCACCGTGATTGCGCGAATGACCGGGTGATTCAAGACGGACTACAGCCTATCTGTCGTCCTCATTGATCTATTGTGCTTTTTAGTAAAGGGCTAGCGCACATTGAAAATGCTATTCACCCCTAGCAGACAGGATGCCACTGGCTCCCACCCACCAGGCAGTGTGTACCGGGTGCGCCCTGCTTCGTCGTTGCACCGCACAATGGCAGAGATGAAGGCCAAGTTCCACACTGCGCTGCGCACTTGGTTTTCATTCAATCCCGTGTCTTCCATGATCTCCCGGCGTGATGTGTGGCCGTTGGTGATTGAGTAGTACACCGTTTTCATCGTTGACACCGGGCGCGAGAACTTCACCAGTTGGCCTTTTTTTAGCATCAGGCACCTACATGGAAAACTGAGCTAACCCCTGACCATGTACTACTGCGAACATATATCCCCTCATGTTCCGTAGGCTCTGGATTCGGGAACCATCCAGCAGACTTAGAGCCCCCCGCGCTTCCAAAGCCCTTGGGCTTTCCACCACTCACAATCAAGCCCTTGATCCGCAAATTCTGGATCGCGGTGTTGCACGTATCAACGCTGATTTTCTCGGCCTCACAGATTGCAGGTATCTGAGACATGCCAGCCGAAATACGTGCATAGACCCGCATTGCATTCGTTGATTTCTTCATATATTGCCCATCCCAAATACTGAATTGATGCCGGTGTAATCTTGGCTCAACGGATTAAGTTGTGGAAACTGAGTTATGACCACTAGCAGCCTCCGTGTGGAATCGACGGTGACAGTTCGGGCACAAATACATCGTCTTGGTGCGCTCTTTGGGGGCGACAGCAAAGATATGGTGAGCCTCAAGCTCAAAACCCTCAAAGACCCCAAGGCAAGACTCACAACGGTTTCCAAGTGCCTCAATCAGCGCATCGTGCTCAATCACCTTGGTCATCATGGCTGGAGAGTCGGAAACAACCGGAGCAGGCTTTCTGCCGAACAGAAGACGGGCTCTGAGGACTTCAAAGCTGTAGCCTCTGCCTTGGCGGTTGATGACCTTCGCAACCCCGTTCAGAGCCTCTGTGTAGCCGTTGGTGATGGGGTAGTCAAAGACAGCCAGCATCTCCACTCGCCAGTTGCGGGTGGAAGTAAGCAGCGGGGCAAAGCTCTTCTTTCCCTTCTTCATGGTCGCTGGAACGGACTCACGCCATGCATCAAGCCTAGCGCTGGCCTCAGTCTTGGTCTTGGCGTCGTAGATGGCGTAGAACGCTTCCTTGAGGTCGTAGGCTGTTTTGACGTGCGGCTCGTTGTCCAGCCACATACCAAGGCTGAAGCGCCCTTTTTCGTCCAGGTTCTTGTAACGCATCCGCAACAGTGCCTTGCGCCGCATCCAGTCTTTTCCAACTTCCTTCTCTTGGTCTTTGGCCAGAGTGATACGAATGTCGTCCATTGCTTTGTTTGCCATCTTGACCAGGTGGAACTTATCAATGACCACCGGCAGGCCGGGAAACACAGTCTGAGCGGCATCCTTGTAGGGTCGCCACATGTCGATTGCCAGACCCTTGACGGTACGCTTGTCCCTGAACTTGTTCAACCAGGTTGTGACAGAGCCTTTGTCCCGGTCAGGCAGCATGTCAATGGGGACACGGTTTTTGACATCGGTAATGATGCACCTGAGCTTGCCGTCAATCTGGGTTTCGTCAATGCCCAGCCACTCGGGAAGGTAGGGTTTGAATGCCAAATTGAGAGCGTCAATGTGAGTGTCGGCAATCATCCTGACAGTTTTGTCATCGCAACCAATGTGTTCGGCAATGCGCACAAAGGTGTCGCGCAGGCATTGGGTCTTGATGTACTCAACACACCGGACGGTCATACGCATGTTGGGCTGAATGCTTCCCAAGGGTTGCAGGAACGTCTCGCCACAGTCCCGGCACTTGTAGCGCTGGACGTTGGCCAAGATGTTGACTGGTGCGCCTCGAATGGGGCTGTCACGGTAGGTTGTTGCCTTGGCTCCATGGCGGTACAAGCGGTCGATAACACCGCACTTCTGGCAGGCTTTGGGCTGAATCGTGTAGTCGGCTTCAATGACGTACTCAGTGCCATCCTGCCTGGTGGCTGTGGCCTTCCAGTCAGGGAGATTGAGGATGTCAGTCATTCATGTTTCCACGGCTGCGGACAGCTTTTGAATGCTGAATCTAAGCGTCGTAATGTCGTATCCCCGCGACTTGAGTTCCTCTATGAGGCTTGGCTCCATTTTGCTAAAGATGGGCTGAACATGCGGGTTTGGCTGTTTGGAGCACAAGAATTTGTGCAGCAACGCCGTATCTTGACGCATACCACTGTGACCCTGCCAAGACAGGACCACATCAGGATTCTCATGCGGAAGCTTCCCCCAGTAAACACGCAGCTCACCATCTTTCATCTTGGGCTTGCGAAGGCGCTTCACGTCAGTCCCTCACTTTTTAATGTCTGGGTTGTAATGAGCCGGGATGTCTGCTCTGCCAGCTTTCCAGCGCTCAAGAAGACTCTCGACAAGAGCCTTGCCTTCCTGGCGGTCAGTATTGCTGACATATTGTGCAACACCATTTGTTTGACAAATAAGGACAAAAGCGATGTCCTCGCCGACTTCACCTTTAAGAACCTCACTAATGCCTGCTGCAAGGTCTTGAAGCGCAAAAGAAAGGCTGGAAGATTGACTCATATCAGTCCTCCCATTTATCGTAGCGATATGCATGGTCAGGGTGAACAACCTCGTTTCTGTCCAGCCCGATATGCACCCACTGATTACATTTCTCAGCTCGCAAAATGTTGGCCTCTATCGCCTTCTCGTCAATGGTCATGCTGTATTTCTGGCAGTAGGTTGGAACCCGCACCTCAAGCGAACTGGCGTCGTAGTTGCAGGCGCAGCTTGCGCATGTCACGTAACCCCGAACAAATGCCATTTCCCGACGATGCACCTCAAGGCCTTGGGTTTTTGCGTCTCTTTCGTCCATATCACTCCTTTGAATTTCCACACGTTAATCCGTTTTCAGATGATACACCTAAACCATGAATTACACACGTTATTCCGTAGAGCCGTAATCTTGTTTGTACACTGCTTTTCCTGCTATTTCATATTGCGCTCTTGGTGCGCCAATGCGGCCTTTTCGCGGCGTGTTCTGCGTCTTGCAAATCAGGTTTCTGCCAATAAGATTTTTAAGAGCGGCTTGCACTTGAGTCTCTGTAACCCCGCATGCTTGCGCCATCTCTGCACGGTCTATAGCGCCTGATTTGATGCAGGCCAGGACTTTTGCCATTGCGCTGTTTGCTCTCATTTGTATTCGTCCTTTGGTGCGTCTATTGATTGGATTGCTCGCTTGCAGTACACAGCGGCATCTAGCAGCTCCTCGTACTGGTGTTGCAGCCATTGGCGAAGCTCAAGCGGGTTAGTCGCCACAGTGCATCCGTACTTTGCGATGCCTTTTCTCTGTCGCTCCAAGATGTCAAAGCAGACTGCGCTTTCGGTGTCTGTCATTGCTCATCTCTCCACTTGCAGCCTGTGCAGCCCTTGTCGGCTAACCCGAGGGCTGTGTACTGGTAGTTGCAATGCTTTGTGTTCGGGTTTGGAACCTCGAAGTAGCGAATCTCACCGGTAGCAGAGTCAAGGCCCCAATGCCCGAAGGCGTCTTTGTAGGGCTCGTGATCGTGACAGTGGTAGGTCATACACACCCCCTGGGGCATGGAATCCAGCCGGTGTAAACAAGTCCGCATGTGCGGCAGCGCAGGGTGATGTTCATGCCTTCACCTTGTGATAAATGCTCAAGAAGTCGCGGGTTTTGCGTGCTTCGTTTTGCAGTGAAGGATATGAAGGCCCAAAACGATAGTTAACCCAACCATCTTTTACGGCTTTAACCTCAACTCGGTAAAAACTTTGTTTGAATGGATTGCTTTCCTCTCCAGTTAGTTCATACAGTTCGCCAGCCTTTGGCGTTGGCAGGTATAAGTGGCCAAAAAATATGCGTAGCAGGTTCATCATTCACTCCTTGTTTAAATCTTTAAGCTTCTGGCGGTAGAGGGCTTTAATCGCCCTTAATTCGTCCGCAGCCCATTTGTGTGTGTGGTTATCGGCTTCCAGTGCTTCGACGCGCTCAAGGCCTATGCGGGCTATCAGTCCAATTCTGTAATCCACTGCGTTGCCGGAGAGGTACTGGTTATCGTGCTTTGATTGAGCATGGCAGTTGTCCTCGGTAAAACGAAGGTGCGATGCAGCGCCAGTACTTCGGTAGTGCCCGGCATCCACCCCATTGCCACTCCAGTCCAGCGGCCTCCAACTGGATATGCAGGCGTGTCCGGCAAGTTGGTCACGTAGACGGATGAATTTGTTGAACTCAATTTGGGCCTCCTTGATTAAGTCGGGGATGCGCTTGAGCTTGTCGGCCCGCGCTTTGTCGTGTTCGCGCTCTTCCTTCTTCGCAGCGCGTACCAGGCGCAGGCTGCACATCTTTGAGCAAACGGTTTGGGTGCTTGACCAAGGTAGAAACGGGTTGCCGCAATGCTTGCACTCTTTTTGCTTGGCGTTGGTTTCAATCATTCGGCGTCCCCTTTCCAAGCAGGGAGCCTGACGCCACGGTCAGCAGCGGTTGCATAGAGGAATTCGATCCACTCGGCAAACTGAGCTTTTGTGAATCGGCTGGTGCGCTGTCCGAGCATCACCACACCACCATCAAGGCCCATGGCAAGGCGCACTGTCTCGCGCTTGAATGCAGAGCTAAGTACGTCCTTCCAGTCGTCTGCGTCCATCTTCACCATGTGGCCGTTTATGGGCCAATCGAGTTGCTTGCTGAACTCGGTAAGGATGGGCCACATTAGGCGGTTCTGGGCTTGGCTGCGGGTCTCTGGCTTGATCGTCAGGATGAATCGCTTAGATGCCTGTAGGGCAGCGGAAAGGAACGGGTAAACCTGGTCTCTGATTGCCACCCAAGCCTGCTGGCGGTTGTGCAGATCAATCGTTATGGTGTCGCTCATTTTCCGACCCCATACATCCAGGCAAAATAAGCATCTTTTGGCGTTGCGCCATAGCCCCAATGAAAGAAGCTGCCACACCCCCACTGCTCGTAACGGTGCCCGCAGTCGTACCAGACTTTTTTTAATTTAATGTGCGGCTTCATGCGGCCTCCAATACTTTGCAGCTACGGGCCAACTCAACCAGCCAAAGCGCCAATGCAGGTGGCGTGTGTTCGCGCTCATCCTTGCTAACCTCGGGGCGCTTTGTCCCATTGGATGCGCGCCCAACGTCACCGATGACATGGGTTGCAGTGCCAAGCACCATTGGGAAATCTGGAATTTCCCAAGGTTCAACGCCGCAGATGTAGAGCTTTGTTTTCTTCTCTGCACGGTGTCCAAACCAGTGCTGGTGAATTACCAGCGTGAACCCGCCAAATTCGTCGCGTTTTCCTTGATCTGGCAATCCCATGTGCGGCCACAGCTTTGATGCATATGGATGCTCAAGGACGCCGCCAAACTTTCGGACTTGATCGATAGACCACGGCGCCAAAGCTTTTTCGTCATGCCGAGGCTTTGCAAACATGGCGAATGCACCCCATGACCGGCAAGGCGGATGGGCAACTACTGGGCAACCTCCGGGCCATGTCCTTGCATCGCGGTCAATGTCGTAAACATCGCAGCCGGGTATGGTTTTGTAGATGCTGTCTGCCCGAGCAAACAATATTGCAACTTTGTTCATTCCGTCCACCCCACAGCCTTCTTGAAAGCCGCCTTGATTCCGGGATAGCTTGCTTCCAATTTGTTCAAAGAGTCTTTGACGTAGCCAGCCCATCCGGGGCCGTAGTGCCACATTTCAATGTGGTGTTCTAGGTGTTTGTCGAATAGGGTCATCAGATGGCACCAGAAAAAGTTAACTCTTTGCCTGCTCGTTGTGCTGAACGCTCCCGGATCCGGTACCGCTGGTTATCGGCCATCGTGCATACCGCCTCGTAAGTTCCAACCATCAGAATTGCCCAGTAGATTTGCTGGTCTTTAATAAACCGTTCCTGCGCGGATGCAAGCGACTTGGAAAGTGTTTGAACATGGAAGTTGTTTCCTGACTTTTCCCATTCGAGAACCCATTGCTCTGTTTTCATGCCATCCCCCGTTTCGTTTGTGTTTCGACTTGCTTTGATGGAGCCGGGCCCGACCACTGCCCGAAATGCGTTTGGTCACCCTGGTAGAAGAGATGCACATCGCCAGTGCGCCCTTGCCGGTTCTTTGCAATGCGCAACAGGGCGTAATTAGCCCAATCGCCGGATAGCTCAGGCTTCACTGCAATGGCCCGCTGGATGAAGGCCACAACGTCCGCGTCTTGTTCGATAGAGCCGGAGTCGCGCAGTTCATGCAGGCCAGGAGGGTCAAATGGGCTTTTCTCAGCAGCGCCACGATTCACTTGGGCCAAACAAATGACAACAATCTGCATTTCCTTTGCCAAGGTCTTGAGCCCACGGCTGATCTCTTCGATCTGGTAAGCGCGGGAAACCTTGGAGTCCATGCCAGCCATCAAGCCGATGTAATCGACGATCAGCACATCCAGACCCTTGCGGCGCTTCAGTGCTTTGGCTTTGGCCTTGACCTGCATGATGTTCAAGCCAGCCTGCTCGACAACGTAGAACTTGCGCAGCTTTGACTTTTCAACCGCCTCGACAATCCGGCTGTACTCAAGGCCCTTGCTTGGACGCTTGATGTGTGAAATAGACACATGGCCCAGAATCGCCGCCTGCCGGTCTGAAACGTCTGCACGCGACATCTCCATTGACAGGAACCCTACGGAGTGCTGGCGGGCCATTTCAAGGCCAATGGTGAGCCCTAGCGCAGACTTACCCATCGCAGGACGCGCACCGATCACAACCATGTTGCCGCGCTGCAATCCGCCGTCCAGCATTTCGTCAAAGTCTTGCAGTCCGGTTTGCATGCCGGTGTTCACGCCAGATTCACGCTGCTCCAAAAGCTCCAAGTGCTTGATTGCGGATTCATGGGCATCGATCCACTCGCCAAAGTCGTCTTGGTCTTCCAGCTTCGCAAGCTCTACGCTCACTTGGTCAACCCGCTGCTGCATTGGGGTTGTCTCAAACGCCAAGTCATGCACAAGCGTGGACATGTGATAAAGCTGACGGGACTTGTACGCATCAACCAGGCGCGTTACGTGCAGGTGCATTGCACGGCGGCTGTGGCCGTGGTACTGCATCAGTTCGTTTAGTTCCGTGATCGTTGCCGTTTCCTTCAGGGCTTCGGCCAGCGTTATCAGGTCGTAGGTGCCCTTCTTCGCAAACTGGCCCTTCATCTCCACAAATGTCGACCGCAGCCAGCCGGTGACGAAGTGGACAGGCTCCAGCTTTGTGCAATCGTCCCAACCCTCTGGCGAGTTCATCAGGATGGAGACAATCGCCATTTCGGATGTTTCAGTGCTTGGCATCAAGCTATCGGCGGTGTCGAGTTTCATGCTGTTTCCAATTTGTTTTGGTAGTTGCCAGAGATGACTTTTTCAAAGTTGCCCTTGGTCATCAACCAGCCCATATCGGCCATCCACTCGCCATCTCTTCCGGTCAGGAAGTCGGACTTGGCGACATAGCGGAAATACCGGCCAAACCACGCAAGGGCTTCGTCTGGGGTTGTTGCCAGGCGTTCGCCAATTCGGTCGCCGTGTTCGTGGCAGGCAGTCATCACCCAAATCCAACGCGACTTGGTTGCCGTGCCGTTCTTGCCACCAACCCAAAGGCTTTTGATTGGCCGTGGAAGTTCTGGCAGTGCTTCCGTGAATAGGTCGATCAGGGATTCATACGGGCAAGGTGGGATTGCTTCAGCTTCCGGCTTTGCTTTTTTTGGCTTGTCGGTCGTCGTCGGTGCAACCGATGACAAAGAAGGTATTAATACTGGTGTTGGTGTTGGTGTTGGTGTTGGTGTTGGTGTTGGTGTTGGTGGCATTGCATCAGCATCAAATCCGCATGCCGTGGCATCAACTTCTTCATGCCGTGGCATTGCCGTAGCATTGCCGTGTTCTTGTTCTGGCTTGTGCCACCGCTTGTTTGCTTTGTCCCTTTGCTTCTGTTGCTTGTCGCGCATGGCTTCAATCTCTGCATCAGCACGGCTGTTTATCCAGCCGTTAACAGTCAGCACAAAGAACTCATTCAGCACGATCTGAACTGCTTCACGTTGGCTTTCTGTTGTAGCCAGAACAAGCCTGCAAACAGCGCGCAACTCAACAGGCAATGCCTTCTCTGTTGTGTAGTAAACATCCAGCAAACGTCGGAATGCAGCATCCTCCTCCCATGAAAGGTGACGTGTTGCGCTCAGGTAGTCGCCAATGTGAAAGGGGTAATAGTTCATTACCGTGGAGCCTTTTGTCCCTTTGTCGTAGAGCAGTAAGCCCCTACAAAGGTATTCAGGTTGACGCGGGTTGCCAGCTTCTTAGAGATGCGGACAGGCTTCAAAACGATGGCTGGGCGCACTTCTGTGAATGCGTTGGGGATTGGCTTATTCATCACCTAAACCTCCAAACTGAGAAGCTGTAAGGTCTTGCATTGCGTCGTAATACGCTGGAGTTGTTGACCCATCAACCGATCCGCCAAATACTGAATGCAGGGCCAAGAACTGGCGTTTTTTAACCTTCACATCAGAGGCAACCAGATGACGGATGTAGTCGCTAACCTCAAGACCATCAGCAGCAGCCATGGCCTCAAGCTGAACCGTTCCGGGAGCAGAAAAGCGGATGGAGACCGTTTTGCCGTTGGTAAGTTTTTCAGCCATGATTTAGGAAACCTTCCGTGTTTTTGCGCAATCTGGGTCTTCTATGCCGATGCTTCGTCCAATCTGAAGCAGCCCATAGCCAACAGAAAAGGAAACATCGGAAGTCTTGCCGCTGTAAATCTTTGCTATAGCTGGCTGAGAGACTCCAATAGAAGCCGCCAATTCAGTTTGCGTGCGGCCAGTGCGAAGAATCTGCTTGACGTACAACGCCCAATCGCCAAAGGTTTCGACTACTTGCGCTCCTTCGGCAAACAAATCCGCAAGGGAGCAAGCTGTGGAGTAGTCGATGCCGGAAAACCATTCGCTTTTAAATTTGGCGGATGCGATGGAAGTACATCCATCAATGAGACTCAACTCGGCTTGTGCAATATCGCCTTTGCATTCGACTATGTGATGCTCAAGCAACTCAACGCCCATGCAGCCAACACGCTCGGCGTGGTGAGCAACTCTTGCAGTTGGGTTAATGGAGCGTCCTACTTTGATATGTCCATTGCTGAAATGGCAAACGTAGAGGTAATCCATTTACGCCTCCTGCACAACTTGAACAACAGGCTTCTTCTTGCGTGCAGGCTTGAGCCGGAGGCTTGCGCCCATAACCCGGTCAGCTATGGATTGCGGCAGTGTGTCGGGCCAGACATAGATTGCCTGGATGGTTTTGTATCCCATGGCGACTCGCGCTTTTGCGGCGCTGCCCCCAAGAAGATTGATTGCGGTTTGTTTGTCCATCTAGACATTGTAATACAGTTTACCAATGAGCGCCCGCATGAAGCAATTTGATTTACAACAACTGCTCTACCCTTGCGTCATGACCTACGGTGACCGCCTTTTCCAAGCCATGAGCCGCCGAGAGCAGCAGCTCGGGCATAAGGTTGGACGGGCGGATGTGGCCAAGGTGGCCGGACGATCAAGACAAAACATCGGAATGATCATTACGGGCGCACAAGGCCCAGATCAGAAGTTGATGGCAGAGGCCCACGCAAAGGTGGCTGCATTCCTGAAAGTTGATCCAGATTGGCTACTAACTGGAGAGGGGTCTATTGATGGCCCTGCGTCTGGGCAAGCAAAGAGCTTTACGCCATTTGCTGAGATCATCGCAACAGAGTTTGACAAGATACCGATCAGCAGCGGCTCGGCCTGGGCGACTGCTTACGGGAACATCCTTCAGATCATTGCGTCAACGCTGCAAAGCTTGAAGCCAGAGCATGAGCAGCCACGGGACATAGAAACGCAACCCG